AGGAAGAAGTTTGTACCTGTTGCAAGTTGCACGGTGCAAAGTCCTAATCCCCATAGGAGGAAAAATGAATACAGAAACAATGAAGGCAATCGCAGTTACATATCTGAGAGCGGGAGTGGCATCCGTGCTGGCCCTGTATCTTGCAGGTGTGACAGATCCAAAGGCTCTGCTTATGGCAGGAGTCGCAGCAGTTGCAGGTCCATTGCTAAAGGCAATAGATCCATCAGCTACAGAGTTTGGTCGCGGGGCCAAGTAAAAAGTAACTGCGAGGCAAAGAAGCTCACTCCCTACGGGGAGTGGGCTTCTTTTTTTATGCCATTTTATCGGCAGGGCAGGGAACTGTGACCAAATTTCCACAACTAACACAGGTTCCATCAAGGAACCACCAGACTATCTCGGAATCCTCAAAGCTTGCCATAACCTGAAAGACCTGGGAGCCACAGGTACATACGTGAATGGGTCCTAAACCCCGCAAATCGGTCCCAAAGGGCTTAGGAATGCCACTCCAGGACTTAGGTAAGGACAGTCTGGGTAGGCGGATTCGCATACAATATGATAACTCTATGCAGGTGTCGCGTGACCTACGACACGCCGTTACTGGTAGCCTTGGTCTATGACAACAATCGTAGGTGTAGAAGGAATTGATTATGCAGTTCTTGTAGCTGACTCTCAGATCACAGAAGATAATCTAGTAACTCTTGCTACATCTACTCCAAAGATATTAGAGGTGGGTAAGTTTCTCATTGGTATCTCAGGAGATACTAGACCTGGCGATATCCTTGCTTACAACTGGAAGCCACCGCTCTATCGTGGTGAAGAGCCAGCACAATTTATGGGTAAGAAGATTATCCCAAGTATTCTCACAGCATTTAACGACAACAACTACGACTACAACAAGGTGGATAAAGATGGTGGCTTCGATTATCTCATTGCTTTTAACGGTAATATCTTTCGTATTGCTTGTGATCTCTCTTTTTTCCAAGCAAATCACGGAACGTATGGCATTGGTTCTGGTGGTCAGCTTGCTCTTGGCTATCTGTATTCAGCTATCAAGCCTGATGTTGACTTAGCCTACGCCAAGAGACACGCCCGTAGAGCAGTTGAAATCGCTTCGGTTCTTGACGCTAACACGGGTAAGCCCTTACAGTTGGTGGTCCAGGAAAGGATGTAGTAATGGAAATCAAATCAATAGCAATGACAGATGAATATTCTGCACACTATTTTTACGAGATGGGTTGGAAGGCTTGCAGGCTAGCTTACAAGTTACACGAAGAAGCAGAAGAGGCTAGCAAAGTATGACAGATCTAGAAGAGGACACAATCAAGTGTTCACGATGTGAAACACCAACACCAGAATCTGAACTAGCAGAAGTAGGCACTTGGTGGGTATGTGGAATATGTTATGACGACATTTAAGAAGGAACTAAATTGAAGCACGTTGTAATGTTCTCTGGTGGTATTGGCTCTTGGGCTGCAGCAAAACTTGTAGCTAAAAAGTATGGCACCGAGGATCTCTACTTATTGTTTACAGATGTCAAAGGTGACGCTGAGTCTCCACATATTGGAGAAGATGAAGATACCTACAGATTTTTAGATGATGCAGTAGCCAACATTGGTGGCACATACATCTATCTCAATGAAGGCCGTGACATTTGGCAGGTCTTTAAGGATAAACGATTCCTTGGAAACTCTCGATTGGCTAACTGTTCACATACATTAAAGCAAAAGCCAGCACGTACTTGGATAAACGAGAATGTAGATCCAGAAGACAGCATCATTTATGTCGGTATTGACTGGGCAGAAACCCACCGACTACCAGCTATTGTTAAAAACTATTTACCATACAAGGTTGAGGCACCACTAACTGAGCCACCATACTTAGACAAACAACAGCTTATTGACTGGGCATCATCAGAAGGATTAACTCCGCCACGTTTGTACTCTCTTGGCTTTAGCCATAACAACTGTGGAGGTGGATGTGTTCGTGCTGGACAAGGACAGTTTAAGAAGTTACTAGAGATAATGCCAGAACGCTTTGCTATGTGGGAAGCAAAGGAACAAGAGATGCGTGAATACTTAGACAGGGATGTAGCTATCCTTAGTGAAGTAAAGAATGGTGTTAAGAAACCATTACCTTTGATAGAATTAAGACGAAGAGTAGAAGACCAGCCTCAGTTAGTTGATGAACTAGACATCGGTGGATGCGGTTGCTTCTTTGAGGAAGATGAAAGGGAAGTCAATGACTGATGCAAAAGAATTATTACTATCAGTTCTTCACGAGAAGGATGCTAGTAAATCACGATCCAAACAAAAGCAGGTTGGGCCATCTGAGATTGGTGGTTGCCGACGTAAGGTTTGGTACAGACTCAATGACCAGCCAGAGACTAATGATAATCTTAGTAAGTTGGCTGCGATTATGGGTACCGCTATCCACGCAGAAATTGAAAAGGCTATTGAATCCTTTGATCCGACTGGTAAAAAATATATGGTTGAAACTGAAGTTGAATACGGAGATATCAAAGCTCACGTAGACTTGTTCGTACCAGAAACAGGTGATGTTATTGATTGGAAAACTGTAAAGGTAAAGAACCTTTCATACTTTCCATCAACACAACAACGCTGGCAAGTACAGATATATGGATACCTTCTTACAAAGAGCGGACACAAGGTTAATCGTGTTTCTTTGTGTGCTATTGCACGTGATGGTGATGAGCGAGATGTAAAAGTCCATACAGAAGATTACGACGAATCATTAGCACTAGAGGCATTGAGCTGGCTTGAAGCCATCAAAGCATCAACCGAGGCTCCAGAGCCAGAGAAAGATGAAAACTTCTGTAAGAGCTACTGCCAATTCTATGACGCAAGTGGGCAGTTAGGATGCGTTGGTCTAAAAAAAGAACGTATCGCTAGTGAACAGGTGTTAATCCAAGACAAGGATGCCTCAACCAATGCGATGAAATACTTACAGTTAGACGAGAAGATTAAAGAGTTGACAAAAGAAAAAGACTCACTAAAGTCTGCTCTTGAAGGTATCGCTGGAGTTACTGATACTGGAATACAAGTCAGATGGCACAGCGTAGCTGGACCAACATCAGTAGACAAAGATGAAGTACTTGCTAAACTTGGCTTCGTACCAACTAAGCAGGGTGCAGATTCATTACGGTTAACAATCAAACAATCTGGAGGAAAGTAAATGGCTGCAAACGAAAACACAAAGTTCCAAGTTAACTATAAGTTAGCTGACGGAACTCTTATCAATCTTTATGCAAGTGATGTAAAGGATCTAGAGACAGGTCTTGCTGACCTTGGAATGGTTGCAACTTTAATCAAGACAACTGCATCTGATCTAGGTGCTAGTGTTGCACCTGCTCGTGCTGCTGCACCTTCTGTTGCATCTGTTGCATCACAACTAGGTGCAACTGTTGTCGAAGGACAGGCACCAAGTTGTGCGCACGGAGTGATGAGCTTCCGTACAGGTACTTCTGCTCGTGGCCCTTGGAAGGGCTGGATGTGTGCTGCACCAAAGGGTGCAACAGATAAGTGCGCAACTATCTGGGCTTAGTAAATGCGGGAACCACACGAGTTTGAGGTTCCTTTATGTGCTCAGGTAGGTGGCGATCTATTCTTTCCTGACAAGGAAAACGAAGGCAAGCTTGTACGTCTGAGCATTGCATCAGCAAAATCAATCTGTCGTAGCTGCGAACACATTGTTGAATGTGCTGAGTGGGGTATCCGTAAGGAACGCCACGGTATCTGGGGTGGACTCACCGACGGTGACCGCAGAAGGATACGTAGAGAACGACGAATAACATTAGAAGAGGAGCAGAGTGCTTAACCTATCCCGTGCTTGGGGTGGTGTGACTACTAAAGCCACACCGCTACCTGACGTGTGGAAAAGTTTAGTTAAGCAATCTATCAAGTTCCGTCGTGGCCAAGTCTGTATGGTCGCTGCTGCACCCAATGCTGGTAAGTCAATGTTCGCATTGATCTACGCAATCAAAGCAAAGGTTCCAACGTTATTCTTTTCTGCTGATACAGACACAGCAACAGTAATGATACGTACTGCTGCTCAACTTTCGGGTCACTCACAACTGACTGTCGAAAATAATATCAATAAAAGCCAGCGTTACTACGATCCTTATCTTGCTAAGGCTTCTCACATCCAATGGGTCTTTGACTCCAGTCCGTCTCTTGATGATATTGAGATGGAGATCAAAGCCTATGTTGAACTCTATGGTGTAATGCCAGAGCTAATCATCATAGATAACCTAATGAATGTGGCAGCCGAAACAGATAATGAATGGGCTGGACTTCGTGCAATTATGATGGAGTTGCACGATATGGCACGTAAAACTGAAGCTTGTGTGCTTGTACTCCATCACGTAAGCGAACAGAGTGAGTATGGTTCTCCAATGATGCCACCACCTAGACGTGCAATCCACGGAAAGGTGAGTCAACTACCTGCTCTGATCCTTACGCTTGGGTATGACCCAACACAGGGTCTACTACGGATAGCATCAGTTAAGAACCGCTTTGGTCCACACTTTGCAGATGCCTCACAATGGGCATCGTTGTTTGTGAACTTTGGTTCTTGTCAGATAGGCGATGATGATGCGCAAGGTAGGGCCTACCTGCGTACCAATAGCGAGGAAAGTACATACGGTGCTATCTAATGGCGAATAAGAACGGACGCAAAGGTTCTCAGTTTGAGACAGATGTAATGAAATGGTTACGCAGTAAAAGCGTAATAGCAGAACGTCTGACTAAAGCTGGGGCAAAGGATGAAGGTGATATGGTTGTTATCATATCTGGAGAAACCTACATCCTTGAACTCAAGAACAGGCAGACCCTTTCCCTGCCTGAGTTCTGGAGAGAAGCACAAGTTGAGGCGCTTAACTACGCAAAGGCACGAGGTATCGGGGAAGTCCCTCTG